TTTTTAAGTAGCATTTTTTCACAAAGCATTTTTATCTTTAACTAGGCGTTATACGCAAGAGCTTGACGAAGTGAGAAAGCAACCATACCTGGATATTTCGCAACATCAAGAGGTTCAACTACAAGTCCGTTTACTGCATTATCAGCAGCGAGAACAGTTTGAACACCAGCCGCTGTAACATCTAAAAGAACACGATCTCCTACAAGAGCATCATATTCGGCTTGAGTGTCCCAAGTAGCCGCAACAAGGGGAGCAGCCATATAGACAACACCTGGCAAAAGACGCATTACATCTACAGTACCAGCAGCAGCAACAGTATCAGTTGAAGTTGACATTGCAATACCTGCAAGAAAATCAGTAGCAACAACAGGCAAAGTATTTGAGTTAGCTGTCCAAACTTTTACTACAGCAGCACCAAGATCTTTGAGAACAAGTTCACCTGCTTTAATTGAAGCGACTGCTCCAGATGCAACAGCAAACTTTTCCACCGATCCACTACCAAATGGACCTTCACGAAGGATTTGTATATCTCCAAGAGCCATAAAATTAAAATTAGATTATTTAACGCTTATTCTTCAACATATTCGCTTTAACTCTTTCTGGGTCAAGATTACGCTTTTTGAAATACTCAAGTTGTTCTTTCGTAAAGAAAGTATCGTTTACTTCTTGAGTTTCATTATGTGTACCTTGACTAGAATTTGTTATTTGTGAACGTGTCTGAAGAGATAGTTTTAGCTCTCTATTTTCTTTAAGAGCTTGTTCGATGATAGCTTCACGAGCTTTAGCATTTCTAGCCTCTTGAGTTTCAAGTAACTTTTCTTGTACCTTACGCTCAATGAGACTTTCCATGTCCTCAGCTTCTTCAAGAGGTTCATCATCAAAGACCTTACCTTTAGCTTTAAGAAGACCCCGTCGGTAGTTTTCTTTTTCAGCTTCAATACGCTTATTCTCCGCAAGGAGAGCCTCGTATTCGGCGGCAAAATCCACCTCTTGACTTTGTTCCTGTGGAGCCTCAGAAACTTGTTCAACTCCAGGAGCAGGTGCTGCCGTCTGCTCGGTTTCAACAGCTTTGATGTCTTCTGACATAATAATTTATTTTAAAACGCTTACGGCTGTGCGTTCCCCGCTAATCTAAGTAATTAGGTGTGAGGTATTGTGAGAAATGCTTTAAGAAAACTCACGCCACGCCCACACCCAAGCACCTATTTCTTGGATTTATATTTATCAAATATATCTGCTATATTCTTCTGAATTGAAAGGTTAAACAACATCATCTTACCGCTCTTCATATCATCAAAGCTCTCACTCTTTTCAAACATTACTTCGTATGCTTTCTTTTTAAGAGTCTCTTGAAATATATTCCAGATCTTTGTATTGAGTAGAAATGCCACCTCTGCCTTTACTGAATTTATTTCCTGTTCTGTCATCAATACACCATTCAAAAGTAGTTGTCCTGCTTTACTTATAGTTAAAACTTCTTTTTCATCAATTGTTGGTAACTTTTCGTTTTTTTGTTTTTTCAGCATTTTTTTTTGCATAATATTATAGAAAGTCTGACTTAAGAGAAGAAAGAGGTCGCTTTGTAATTTCTTCTCTTAGAAACCCATCAATTGCATTCTGCATCCCTTCAATCATATTCAGAGCATTGTGCAACTTTTCTTGAGAAAACATCTCTAGTGCTTTTGTAAACCTTTCAACATTCTCACCGTCTTTATCCAGCATTGAAAACAAATTCATTTCTTCGACAGTTTGTTTGGTCAACTGATTATTGAAAGCCTGTCTTAAACCCACTGATAAAGTCTGGCAAAACACCTTTGCGTCGTCTATACTTTTAGAGTTGTCCAGTAACATTGGATAAAACTCATCTTTTACTCGTTGTCTCATTCTCTTTGTTTCTTCCATTTGGATAGATTCTTTGACTAACTGTTCTTTTGTCTTCTCTTCTCTTTTTGTTTTCATAGCATTTTGTGTTTAGGTTTTCTACCACGTTTCTTTGGAACCTTTGGTTCGTCTTCTTGTTCTTCTTTGTCTAGAGACTCAAGTAATTCTATAAATAATTCTCTGAAGTCTTCGTTTGTACTCATTAAATGTCCTTGAAGACTTTGGATGTTTAGAGCGGATAGGTCTTCGTTTGTATACCCGTCTGTAACCACTACCCCACCAGAAACATGTGTGTACCCCGAACGTTTTATATGGAATAGACTTACCAGTTTTTGTTTGACCTCTGAGGGTAGACAGAGCCAATCAAAAGTATTCATTTGTTTGAACATAAGCATTTTTTTAATTACTACACCGTTGTACTAGACATTGGTGCTTGACTAAGTTGATTCATTGAACTCATTGCTTCGAGCGGACTACCGCCGTTTTGGACTCCTTGAGAAGCCATCTGTAACATATCCATACCACCCTCTTTTTTCATAAACTTATCTGGATCTTTTTTAGTTGTAGGACTTGTTGCAAATAGTAGGTCTCGTGTTATTGTTTCTTGATTTGATAAAGGATTTTGTATCGCTCTGTCATATGTCTCAAGTGCATAAGCTCTCTCAAGATCTTCACTCATCGGATTAAGTACATCAGGAGTTATAGCAAGATAATACTTTAGATTTCTGAATAACTCAGGATTTACTTTGTAAAGTTCTTCTTCCCCATCTTCACCACCTTGTTCTGATAACACTTGATAACTCATTTCCATTTCTTGATCCTCGCTTACTGGCTCTGAAGGTAGACTGTTATCAAACTTCACCCGTCTAATCTTTGACTTACCATGGCTTTTCTTTTCTCCCATAAAGAAAGTCTTATATACGAGTTCTGGATTATCAGTTAGTCTATCCACATCTGCAATTGTAAGGTATTGAAGAATATCTCCCATTCGTAACTTTCCAAACTGTTTAACGTGGTCTGAGATCATCTTTATAAAGAGACCAAGAACTGTAGCAGCATTTTGTTCAAGACGTGAAATCTCATATGCTGTTTGAGACCCTGCATTTGCCTGGCCTGACTGTAACGGATCTTCCGAGCTTGCATTAATACTTTCGTCCACCTTAAACATCGTGTCCATTCCTGCCCTAAGATTCGTAGAAAGATTAATAGCTCTTAGATCAGCGTCCTTATCACTCAAAGTTGTAACAGCTCCTGGAACGATTACATCTGATCCAATAATTTCTCCACCAACATTGATCATCGGAGGCATCAAATTGAGATAAGTACCATCAATGATCATTGGGTAAAGAGTATTGATAATATCAGCATCGGGTCCAAGCTTGAAAGCAAGAGACTTATAATAAAAACACTTATTATTGATGATTTCATACCCAAATTTATCAAATGGATAAAGTTTATCATTACGTGGATTCGGATTATCGTGATCTGTTAGCATCACCCCATTTACAATGATTATCTTCAGGTCAAGTCCTCTATTCCAGTAGATTACTTCTTCACCTTCCTCTTGACGCATGTTTGGATCATAGACTTGGTAGAAAGATTGATTTGCATCGTTATAAATCTGCTGTACACCCGGACGAACATATTTGAAGTTCTCATATTTATGGGCATACTTCGACTCTAAAAGAGAGTAAGACTGTACACGTCTCCAAATGAGCCACCCTTGCTTTTGAAGATCTGCTTCAAAGAAGTTCTCAATATAAAACTCATTCACGGGTACAACAATGTTCTGAAAACCTGAAAGAGTTTCATCTAGTTCAATCTCTTCTTTCCACTTCCCAGTCTCATCCTTATCTCTTTTTACTTTTCTGAATGCTTCAGCGTATTCTGTGTATCCAATAGAAGCTGGAGAAAACAAAGCTGTAATAGTTCGATACAGTGAATGATTTGTATAATTTGATTGATCCGCAGCCCACTCATTCAAATCTTCCATTACCTTAGCCGCATCTGTCTGAACCTGACTTTGATTGTTATATGCAAATACTTTTGGAAAGATGAGACGAGCGGTTGCATGAGCAGCAATTGAAATACATTTATTCCTTACCACAGGACGCATAGCACGACTCTTCCAGCTGTTTATTTCATCAGCCACAGGAGCATCACCATTATTTGGCTGATACGTATTGAAAGCCATTTGATCAATCTGATCTCTTTGAATAACAGACATGTCATTGAATTCAACACGAGGTTTTTGCATTGTCGTATCCCCAAGAGCAAAATGCTTCAAAATCATCTCATATATAGGCTTTACTTCATCTGAAATACTATAATTAGATGTTTCATAAGGAATAGAACCAGACGGTCCTAGCTTTGAAACAGCATTTATAAATTCTTCTCTAGTTTTTAAAATTGACATAACTTATCTTCTTAATCCTGTGGGGTAATATTGTTTAGCTTTTTGATTTTGCGAAGGTTTTAAATCAAACCATACTCTCATCATTAAACTATCAGCTCGATCTGGAGACCTACCAAGAATTTCCTTCATTTCATCTTTTGTGATAATCTTTAATTTTTGTTCTTTATCAGAATCTCTTGTTTTTATCACCTCAAGTTCTTCAATGGTTAAATCTTGCTCAGCAATTGAAATATTCTCTAACCTTATTTTATGATTATTCACCTTTTCAGAAAATATGTAGTAACATTGGGCTTTTAAATGTTGATAATTCTCTGGTTGATGTGTAATTGGATTTTCTAATGGAGTTGAATTATTTACAAAACCTTTTATACCCCTTATACCATCTACTACGCCACCACCAACACCATCTTCATCGACAATAGCATGCGAATATGGTATTTCTTCTTTCTCTAATAACTCTTTTATTTTACTATTCGTGACATCTATTCCTTGCCCTTCATAGATAATTGTTTTATAGCATTTCCATCCCTCCCACAAACGTATTATTGTCTTATCTTGTCCAAATCTAGCAATATCTGCGGTTAAATACTTTTCTTTACTTTCCTCTACTGTGTTAGTAAATATATCTGTTAAAGCATCATAATTCATCAAGCAGGTTGGATCGTCGTCGTATTCCCAATTCCCCAACATCAACCGCTCTTTCATTTGTTTGTCTTTAATTTGTTGTAGTTGTTTACCGTAATCTTCTGCTGTAAACGGATTATCTGAATAGAGTGATTGTATAAAAGCAATGTTCTCTGATAACTGTCCAGCTCTGAAAGGTTTATAGAATGTGTTATACGTCCAGTTTTTCTTTGGATTGCCAGTAATTGCAAGTGTTGGTCTGATCCCTAACTCTTTGTTTAAGTGTCTTCCTATACGAGACTTTAAAACCTCAAAGGCTAGACTATGTATTTCTCCTGCCTCTTCCAACGCACCATCCGTATATTCAGTTGATCCGAAACGTTCGTACAATGGATCAGATGGAAGAAACTTTAAATCTAATAAATCAATTCTACTTCCATTTTTAAACTCTATATAATTATACTGTCCGTTTAACTTCCAATCGTCAAAAGGAATATTATGAAATTTACAAACTTTATTCCAAGTTATAAATGTTGATTGCATTAAACGTTTCAACTCTTCACGCCCTATGAATGATCTATAACCTGGGTAAAAATATGAATTTACTAACCGTGTCTCACATAACCACCAACTCTTTCCTCCACCAGCTCCACCACCTAAAAATATTATATCTTTAGTCTTCAGAGCTTCCCATGCCTCATGTTGTTTTTTTGTCGGTTGAATCGTTGGGGTTAACATAGTTGAAACCTATAATCCTCTCTCCTTGACTCGTATGGTCAATTTCTTGTTTTCTTGAATAGTTTGTTTTATCCAGTGTTTCTTTTACAAACTTACTCATGTCAGCAACTGTTCTGACAAAGTCCTTATCACTAACTGGTAGTTGTAAAATGTCATCTATATTCTTATCAGCAAGCATTAGTTTTCTATCTCTTTTCCATCCTTCGACAAGGTCAGCAAGATTCAAATAATTATCTGAATGCCAAACATAAAGTGTACCCTCATTTATTTCGCTATGCTTAGCAATATCTTTCAGAGTTCTACCTTCAAGAATACCCTGCTTTATTTGTTTAAGGACTTCACCTGTAAGTTCTGTTGGTCGTCCTGCTTCTCCCATAAAAAATTCTTATCGTTATGCCCCATCTAAGGCACAACGGAATAATTCTTTACGCTGGTTGTTCTTCGATAATAGGTTCAACCAATACTTCTTCTACCTTTGGTTCTTCAATAGATTCTACTGGAGCGTCAACGATCGCTTCAATTACTTTTTCTTCTTCCATAGGTTTGATAACTTTAACTTCAGATACATCTGAAAGTGATTGAATTTTAACTGTATTTTCTTTTTCTCCGAATACTGTAACAACAAGATAGTTACCAGATAGTTGAACACCATTTTGATCTAAAACACTATTCATTTTTGTTTCTTTACCTTGGATGTCTTTAATAACTATATTCATAGATTATTTTCTTTTTTGACTATTAAGTGATTCTGAAAGTTCAGAAGCAAGTTTTTTACCTTTACTCTTTTCTTGAGTAATTTTACCAACCTTTATACGTTTTTCTCCCGACATATTATTTCTTTTTAAATGAGTTAGCCTTCATTAAAAGATCACCTGGCATAACTGAACCTTTAATATGCAGTTTATCTTTTAATTGAGAAACCTTTTTCTCCATAGTTTTTACCATTGGAGATTTAATTACTTTTTGTACTACTGGTTTTATAGCACTTTGAATTACTTTCTTCATATATTTTACAAAACAGTTACTCCATCCCATGGGAATACAACGCCGCCAGAAGTGCCACCACTCTTGATATATCCATATGCCTTAGTATTGATTGTCTGAGTACCAACTCCAAATAAAGTTTCATCACCCATGAAAATACTTGGCAGCGTACCTTGCAACCCAATATGACCAGCTGTTGATGAACTTAGCCATAATTCAAGTGTCCTATAAGAACCTGAACCAGTTGCGTCGTTCGAATATCCAATCGCAGAATCAATAATCATACCAACTGATGGACTGTATAAATAACAACCCCCGAGGGACAAAGCGGTCGTCCCATCAACGGCTGACAATCTTTTCCATGATGTAGTAGTAAGACCTGCAGCCGCCGCCATATAAACGGTAGTATTGCCACCAGCATTATTAAAAGTAACAACTGGGTTCGCATCAGCAGCGATTGTATTAACTAATTTGCCTGAAAACCCAATCATATAAGTAACAGCGTTTTCCGACCAGAAGAGGACATCATCACCTTCATCACTTGCAATTATTGAGTAGTTCGCAACCCCACCAACGAAACCGACAGCATCTGTATAATGAAGTGCTATAGCGAGCTTAGGGTTAAGCCAGTTTGCTGCATTCTCTGGATCTGCTTGATTTGCAGTAGTATCAAAGCCGCCGGTGGGAGCTGTAATAGTCTTAATATTATATGCAGCATCATATTCAAAAAGAACCTGAAAAGGATTTAGAGCACTACCAGATTGCAATACAATGTAATCACCAACAACGAGTGCACCAGTACGCCATGAATTATCGGCTGCTAATGTGCTAACGGCATAAGGATCAGCGGGTACCTCAAAAGGAGAAGCTGCTGCACTTGAGTAAGTCTGAATAATAGACCATGGTGCTGTAGGTCCCAGATATACAGACGTGGGGTCATTGATCAGATATTTGACCATGTCTTGCATAAAATCCAGCAAGGTAGCTTTGTTTACGTTTGGATAGAAATTTGTATATGTTGCCATATAGAAAAAAATTATATAAAAGTTTAAATAAATACCCTAAGGATCTATAACTGCTTGAATAACTACCTCTGGTATAATTGGTCCAAACAATGCGTCTGCATCGATAACTTGCTCCAAAGTACCCAGTTCAAATAAGGGTCCAAATAGTTGTCCAAGGTCAACGCTACCAGAACTAATATTAGGAACAAAAGCCATAAAATAATGAATTAACCTTTATTCGAAAAAGGAAGACAAACCACATTTATATTACCAGCAACATAAGTGGTAACTCGAAAGTTTAGCCATTTAAGGCCAGAAACGTTGACCATTAAATTCTTTGTGTCGTCAGCACCAGCGAATGCTAAACCAGTATTACCAACAACGATTGTTCCTGGTTCTAAGTCCCACATAGATAAGTAATCCCACTGATTTGTCGCAGATTGTGCTGCTGTAAAATCTGGGACGGCATCACTATCTACACTCTTACCCATAGACCCAACACACTTTACAGTCAAATTCGCATTTGTAGCACTAGAGATACAAACACAAATATCTTGATAATCTGTAACATCAATACTTGTTCCAATACCTGTTGATGCTTTAGCATTTAAAATAACACGTCTTTGGACTAATCTATCTGAAGTAGACATATACAATTTTTTATTCGAGTTAATTCCTGTTGACGGGCCGTAATGTCTCAGCGCCTGGTCCCGTCCCGACAACACAGAGGTTAGTCGTATTGCGACGCATCAACTGAAATTAACATTTTTTACCTTTTTTCTTTTTCATAGATTATATACTTTCACCTCGACCTTTCGAAGAACCAAGAGGTATTGAGGTTTTTTGTTTAATGAACGTCCAATCAATAGATTGAAGTGAAAATATATATTAACCTGAATACGAGATTCAGATGTTATTCAAAAAGAAAACTAATTCTTTTTATTCCATCCAAGAAGATAATATGTTAGGGCCGAGGCCACCTATTACCTCCATGCTTGTCGTGGACAGATGGATATATACTTATTTTTCCAATTCACAAGATAACAAGTTGTGCCACTCTTCCATTATTTCTTTTCTACTAGCAAACTTCCTCACGACAAGACCTTCAAGAGCCTGAAACAAGACGTCACAATGTGGAGCAGATTTATCAAAAATAATATTAACAACTTCTAAGCCGTCAAAACAATTTGAAGAGGATGGGTTTATAACTTTATTCTTTTTAAATTTCATATAAAAAAATAGGCCAAAAAAGAGCCTATCGAATAGTATTATATTGTGGATTGCTTGACATAACGAATCCATTTTATACTTATGTTTACAGTATACGCTATATAATTCTATGTGTTAATAGGCTAGGGTGTGCATAAACTGTTGACACAATGTAATTATACATAACAAGTTATACACAGATTGACTTGATTGAATTTAAAAAGTATGATATAGTTCTTGTACCGATGAATATGAAAATATTCTGAAGGTGAGCGCATATAACCAAACCACACGTCTATTAAAACACCGTTTAGAGTGTGTACCTACAGAAACCGAAAGGTCTATGTAGGTGTGCCGCTCCAAGCGGTTTTTTTGTTTTTAAAAGGTCGAATATGTTAATACCAGGAGGCTGCACTTTGTGGGCTAGACAAACCCTAGATAGTGATATATTTAAAAATAAACCAGATAAGTGGTTTAAAATATGGTTTTATATTGTAAATAAAGCAAACCATAGAGATAACAAAGAGTTTAAACGTGGGGAAGCATTTCTAAAATACGAGTGGATTGTAGAGGCGACAGGGGCAACAAAAAGCCAAATTGACCATTTCATCCGTTGGTCGAAGGTTGGGAGAATGTTGGCGACACGAAAAGCGACACGCGGACTGTTCATTTCTGTGCTAAAATATGAGCAATTCCAGAATATTGAAAACTACAAAAGCGACAGCAAAAGCGATTTAAAAGCGAAACAGAAGCGAAACAGAAGCGACACTATAAACAAGAATGATAATAATGATAAGAATATAGTCGATTCGCCTAACGGCTCACCGACAGTAACAAATAATTTTATGTATGAAGAATTGAACGACGGAGAAGTGACCTATGATTCAGAGGACAATCCAAAGAAGAAAGATACGTTTGGTGAGTATCCAGCTCGAGTGTCGGTTGAATATTGTAAGCTAACGGGGAATAATCGAGCCTCTGCCCAACTCAAGGCCGCAAAGGAATTGATGAAACTCGCTCTCAAGAATTATCCAAAAGATACGAGGGAACAACATTTTGAGGAAATAGTCTCTCGGATGAAGATCGCTAAAATCCATTACGAGAACCTTCCAAATCCTATTACGGAGTGGTCACTCGGAAAAATTGTTGAGAAGTGGGATAAAATACTTTCAGAATGGTATCAAGAAAATTTAAAACTTAAAAAATAATTGTATGAGTGAATATCTTGAAAAATCTCTCAAAGAGGGTGTTACACTAGACCGCGTTGTACCTATCAGCACAAAGTCTTATCAGGAACTTGCAATTGAAATGCTAAGAACTGAAAAATCTCCTGCTATAAAAACAGGCTTTGCAGAACTTGATGACTTATTTGGTGGATTTGAGAATGGACGCTTGTACGTACTCTCAGCTCCAACAAAATCTGGGAAGACCACCTTTGCCCAAACGATCATGTACCGAATGGCAAAGAATAAACAACCATCACTTTTCTTTTCATACGAGATGGGAAACAACGAGGTAGTTGAGAAGTTTTACGATATGGATCGTTCCGAGTGCCCTATCGCGCCAACAGATCTACCGCTTTTCATGCCCATTGATCTTCATAGGCAAGGCGGAGAATTACAATATTTGTGGATGTTTGAGGCTATAGCCAAAGCTAAGAGAGAACGTGGTATCAAACTAGTGGTTATTGATCATCTCCACTTCTTGCTTCCACTTCGAGACTTCAAAAATACGTCGTTCATTATCGGCGGGATCGTTCGTGAGATCAAACGCATGGCTGTACTTCTCGAAATACCGATAATCCTTATCTGCCATATTGCAAAAATCAAAGACAACAAAGTACCTGACTGGACTGATA